CGGTTGTCTAAAATGTTTGAATAACGGATTGTTAGCAGGATTTGCCATGTTTTTTGATCCCATAAATATAATTGATATAGTATATTTATAGGTTGAAAATATGACGGTAAATGTTCGGATTCCGGGGGTAGGTGTTGTTAGTGCAGATAATGCTGCCACTGAAACTACTTTACGCCAGCTAGTCCAAGCCATTGGTCAACAACAAAATCGTAGCAGGCGTGCCGACAGCGAAATAGCTCAAGCATCTAAACAACAGGCTGGCTATGCAGATCGTGCTGCCGATTCGCTAGGACAGATGGCAGCTAACGCTAAATCTAGCGAAAGTGCTGCACGGAGTTTATTTTCAAATCTGTCAGACGGTGTAAACAAAGTCAGCATGATCGGGTCTAATATTTCAGACTCTGGTGCTGCAACATATTTAAAACAGTTAGGTGCAACAGCAGTCGAAGTTAGTGCCTTGTGGGCAAAGAATTTTGGTGAACTGCCAGTTAATCCGGTCAAACAAGCCGCTGGCTTATTAGCAACTGGAGTTGATGCGGTCTCGACAGGTTTTGGTGCGTTCGCCAAAACCTTACTGCCTAAAGGAGCCGAAAAAATTGCAGACACTGCCGGGAAGTTAATGGGCGGTGGTCTTAAACTTGTTATTGGAGCTTTATCCGACGAAGTAAACAAGACAATTAAGTCATACTCAACATTTAATAAGATGGGTGCTAGTTTTACTAACGGTATGACTGATATGAGAGATATGTCCTTCAAGGCCGGACTCATGGTAGATCAGTTTTCACATTCCATGGAAAAATCACTACCTTCATTGAAAGCAATGGGTCTATCGACTGCTGATGCAATTAATGCGGTAGCCACAACATCGGAGCAATTTGGTGCAGACAATGGCAAGTTACGCAAGCAAATGCTGGGTCTTGGCTACTCGGTTGAAGAACAAGCAGAAGTAGCGGCTCAATACCTGGCACAACAACGAGCAACTATGACTTTTGAACAGTTTAAGCAATATACTGATAGACGTAATGCGGCAGTTGTAGCACAAGAAACTCGACAGTATGCTGAAGATTTGAAAGTATTACGCGATATAACCGGACAAGATGCAAAAGCAGCCAAAGAACGAGCAAGAGTGGAAGTGCAACGTTCTGGTTTGTTGAATAAACTAGGCCCAGATCAAAAGAAAGCGTTTGAAGAGTCTTTTGCAGTTATGAATAAATTGCCAGCTAACGTTCAAAATGCGCTTATTAATAGAATCATGGGTCAGCCAATTACTGACCCAACAATTGCTATGTCTGACGAACTAATGGGCATGATAGAAAATATTGCACAAGGTGTGTTGTCTGGGCAAAAAGGTATGCAAAAAACTACCGCGCTGGAAATTGCGGCAACCCAAGAAAAAGTAAAGGCGGCAGGTGAAGCCGGGCAAGGTCTTTATGCTATGGCAGATCAACTATCTGCTTTAAACGTTGGTGGATTAACAGCAGACTTTGCAAAAACAGTCAACGCCTTTATATTAGATCCAATGACAAGAGATCAAATTGAGGCATCCTATGCTGCCGCAGCAAGGAATGCACAACAAACTGATACGTTCACTAGAGAAGTACAGGATTTTCAACTTAGAGTTCAGGGCTATGCTGTAAGTATGTCCAAAGAGTTAACTCCATTTTTAACTCCATTCACTGGCGCATTGTCAAATGCAACAGCAGCAATGACTGATTTTGTAACTGCTACCACTAGATTTTTAACTGGCAAAATACAAGAGCCACCTAAACGACCTGGAGAACGAGATCTTGTTACAGAACAATACGCTGCAGACTTGGCAAGAATGTATGAAAAATTTGTCAAACCTTTAGTGGATAGGTTTGATATATTCTTACGCACAGTGCCTAGTAATGCACGTGGGGGTATTGTATCTGGGCCAGCATCGGGATTCCTTAGTATATTACACGGAACTGAAGCGGTGGTTCCGTTGCCCGATGGTAAAAGTATTCCAATTGATTTTGGTAATACTAGCGGCATGGCCGGTTTAGGTCATGTGATGCAGCAGATGCAATCAACATTTTCAGCAGCAGTTTCTGCAAAAACCACTCCATCCGTGGCCCAAGAGACAAAAAATTATCTAGCAGCAGATCAGGTCAATGAATTACCAACTGCACTAAGCACAGCATTAGAGACCGTGCTTTCAAGTCCAACTGGACTAGTTCAGACAATGACCCAGGTCAAAACTCAAATTGCCGATGACAACAAAATGCAAATGTCCATGATGCAGGAACAGATTGAAAACTTGACCAAACTTGTGGATGCCATGAACGAAAATGTTAGGTACAGCGAAAGATTAGCTAACGAGCTAGCATAACACGGTAAATATAGCATACTTGGAATAATCTAATGTCTTGGAAAAAATATTTTAAATCGTCTAATTTACCTAGCAATGTGAGTCCTTTGGGCAGCGGCCGACCGGCCGATCCTGGCTTTAAAAATTATCAAAGCAATTTACCAGAAGTTTATATTGGACATCCAAATCGTGTTGAGCGATACAACCAATACGAACAAATGGACATGGATTCAGAAATCAATGCTGCATTGGATATTCTTGCCGAGTTCATGTCGCAAAAAAATGAAGCAAACGGCACAGCATTTGACATTCATTTCAAAGAAAAACCCACAGACAATGAAGTAAAAATTATCAAAGAACAGCTACAGCAATGGGTAGCACTAAACGAATTAAACAAAAGAATTTTTAAAATAGTACGCAATACTATCAAGTATGGCGATCAAGTGTTTGTTAGAGACCCAGAAACATTCAAGATGTTTTGGGTTGAAATGAGCAAGGTTGTCAAAGTTATTGTAAACGAAGCCGAAGGCAAAAAACCTGAACAATATATTGTCAAGGATCTAAATCCAAATTTTGAAAATTTGACTGTCACAGCAGTATCAACTTCGGACACCTACATCAACCATCCGCAAGTGGGTGGACCCAGCGGCAGCTATATACAACCGGCAACTCCATATTCAGGTGGTAATAGATTTACCAGAGCACAAAACGAATCAGCTATCAATGCAGAGCATGTGGTACATTTGAGTCTAACTGAAGGCCTAGATGTGTACTGGCCGTTTGGCAATAGTGTACTGGAAAATGTGTTTAAAGTGTTTAAACAAAAAGAATTGCTGGAAGATGCAACTATTATCTATAGAATACAACGTGCGCCCGAGCGCAGAGTATTTAAAATTGATGTAGGAAACATGCCTAGCCACATGGCAATGGCTTATGTAGAACGTATTAAAAATGAAATACATCAGCGTAGAATTCCTACTCAGACTGGTGGCGGTACCAACATGATGGATGCCACTTATAATCCATTAAGCATGATGGAAGACTATTTCTTCCCAGTCACAGCAGAGGGTAGAGGATCCAGTATTGATGTGTTTCCAGGTGGTCAAAATCTAGGCGAAATCGCAGACTTGCGCTACTTTACTAACAAACTATTCCGCGGTTTGCGTATCCCCAGCAGCTACTTGCCTACAGAACTGGATGATGGAAATAGATCAGTGACTGATGGTCGTGTAGGCACAGCATTGATCCAGGAATGGCGTTTTAATCAATATTGCAAGCGCCTACAGTCAATGATTGTTGATAAATTAGATCAAGAATTTAAATTGTTTATGCGCTGGCGCGGTATAAACATTGACGGACAGTTGTTTGATTTAACCTTTGAAGAACCGCAAAATTTTGCACAGTACAGACAAGCAGATGTAGACAGTGCTAGAATTGCCACTTTTGCACAACTTGAAGCATATCCTTATATGAGCAAACGTTTCTTGATGAAACGCTATTTGGGCATGACCGAGCAAGAAATGAGCGAAAATGAAACCATGTGGGCAGAAGAACAAGGTGATGTTGATCAAGCGCCAGTCGAAGATCCGAATCTACGTAGTGTGGGTATAAGCCCAGGTGGCATTGCTGGTGATTTAGAAGCAGTAGAACCACCTGCTGGACCACCAGGCGAAGCAGCACCAGGACAGATGCAAGGAATGAGCCCAATGGGTGGCCCGCAGCCGGGCGCAGCAGCCGGAGTCACAGCAGCTCCAGCAGCCGGAGTACCAGGATAATTACAAATTTTGAGTAAATAATACATTATGCTACTAAACGAATTATACGATCCTGCTAAACCTGGTTATCATTCCTCGGCTGAAGATAACACTCCATTAAAGCTGAGTGATTTAAGAAAAACTCGTTTAACGTTGGCTGATCTAAACCGTTTACGTATGGCCAGTGATGTACGTAAAGTAGAACACGAACACAAATTAGAAAAGATAACCAAGCAGTATAAACCACCAGCAGCAGCCGCAGGACCGGTATAGTCCGTCTAAATCCTTCAAAAAAACACCATTTAACCCCGTAATCTACGTATTTTAGTAAATAAAATACAGCCATATTATTATAAGGAGTTCCTAATGAACAAATATGAACAGCTAATAGAACACATTATCAACGACGACGAAGCCAAAGCTCGTGCGTTGTTTCACGACATCGTGGTCGAAAAATCACGTGATATCTACGAAAGCCTAATGGACGAAGAGTACGCTGAGGAAGACATCGGCGGTAATCAAGTACAAGGTCTAGTAGACGAAATCTCCATGGACGAAACAGATGGCATCGGCGAAGGCGACGACGAAGATGACGGCGAATTAGACATGGGCGACGACGAAGGCGCAATGGACGACATGGGTGACATGGACGACATGGGCGGCGAAGAAGACCTAGAACAAAAAGTAATGGACCTAGAGACCGAACTAGAAGCACTAAAAGCAGAATTTGAACAGCTAATGGGCGGCGACGACGAAGACATGGGCGACATGGACATGGGCGACATGGAATTTGGTTCAGACGACGAAGGCGACGACGAAGGCGACGACGAACTAAGAATGATGGAAGCGTCCGACGAAGATGACGAAGAAGATGACGAAATGACCGAGTCAGTTCAACGCAAATCTTATCCTAAAACAGCAGTTGATCTAATGCGTGAATACGTAGAAAAGATCAGCGCACCTAGCAACACTGAGTTCACTCCAGTGGGCACTGGTGCAGGCGGCGATAAGCCAGCAGGCAATACCAAGAACCCACTAGCAGGCAAGAACGACATGGGTGGCAGCGCAGGCAATATCGCTAAGGGCGGAAACGAAAGCGCACCAGACGGACAGCGCCCAAACGGTAAAGCAGGCGGCTTCCTTAAAGGCGCACAAGAAATTGACGTAGCTAAACGCAATGTTAACAAGCCAGGCGGCAACAAAGGCGCACAAAACTGGTACAGCAACAAAGCTAAAGCTAAATCTGGTGAAGGCCAAACTACTGATGGATCAGTTCCAGTTCAGAAGAAAAGCATCGAACCAGGTGGCAACTAAGTTAGGGCAATAATATGGCTTTGTACCTAAAAGAGAATCTTACTTTTGACCGTGCTCAGATGGAGATCCTAACTGAGGACTCCACAACTGGTCAGGGTAAGAATCTTTATATGAAAGGGATATTCATCGAGGGAGGCGTGAAAAATGCTAACCAACGTGTTTATCCCATTTCTGAAATAACAAAAGCTGTAAGTCAGATTAACGAGCAAATCAAAGAGGGCCATAGTGTTCTTGGAGAAGTTGATCACCCTGATGATTTAAAAATTAATTTGGATCGTGTCAGTCACATGATTGAAGGTATGTGGATGGATGGTCCATGCGGTCACGGTAAACTAAAGATTCTACCAACACCAATGGGCGAGCTTGTAAAAGCTATGATTACTAGTGGTGTTAAGTTGGGTGTTAGTAGCCGTGGAAGCGGAGAAGTAAATGAAAGTACAGGACATGTCAGTGGTTTTGATATCATTACCGTTGATATTGTAGCGCAGCCTTCGGCTCCGCATGCATATCCAAAAGCAATCTATGAGGGCTTGATGAATATGCGGCATGGACACCGAGTGTTAGATGTGGCTCGTGATGCCACACAAGATCAAAGAGTACAGAAGTACCTGAAAGAAGGCATTACACGCCTTATCAAAGACCTTAAGTTAAAATAGGAGAAACCTGATGTTATTAGATGCTATCAAACCATTGGTAGACAGCGGCATCATAAACGAAGATACGCAGCAGGCTATCAACGAAGCTTGGGAAACCAAACTAGTTGAAGCTCGCGAAAGTGTGCGTGCAGAACTTCGTGAAGAATTTGCTAC